GATTGCTATGTTCTGATCCCAGAGTCCCCAAACATGAGCCAAGTTTGGCGAAGTCTCCAGATCGAGAAATAGTATCTTCATAAGTTCAAACTAGGCCTCGGCGCCTGCGTTCTAAGTCCGACACGCCCAGAGTTATAGTTTCATTATCATAAGGAACGACCGTTACTTGCATACCTGGTTCATGGTCATCTGCGTAGGATTTGCGAACGGTTAGATCTACAACGAGATTGTCGTTCACAATTACGTTAGCTGATTCCAGCGAATCTAGGACTGCCCGAGTGAGCTTATCGATGTCGTAAGTTCCGGTTGCATACTGCCTGGTTACTGACTTAGGTCTTCTAAGCCAAAAGTGAATCGTTACCGCGATGGCCGTCTGGAACGGGGTATCTCGTTCAAGTTGCTTTAGCTCAAACATCCGTTTCATGGTCTCGCGCCAAGCAGGGAGATCCTTGTTGGCTTCAACTAAGACGATGTGCTTGCCTCGATTGAATGTTTTCTTTGAGCCTTGCGGCCTCGGGTCTCCAGCAACGAATAGTTGGAACATCTAGAAGGGTAAATCCTGTGGCTCACCTGGAGCGATGATGTTGATAACTTCTTCAATAGCGGTTTTAGGTTGTGCAGCCTTTACCAGCTCCACTAGGCAATTGTTCAAAGAGTGCTCAACGACTTGCTTAGTCTCTTGACCGGGCTTGTTGTAAGTGCCTACCTTGGTCGATAGTGATCCTTCGATTTTGACTTCATCGTCCTTCTTATAATTGCTGGCATTGTCTAGCCATGCTGTCCAGAGTCGATTGCGTGGTTCGCCTTTGAAGTCGTAAGTCTCCCAGACCCTAAGTCTTGGATAACCTTCGTTTACTACCTCGGCTACTTTTGCGTAAATTGTTGTTATTGCCATTCTGTGTTTTTCCTTTCTAGTGTTCTTTAAGTTTAAGTTAATTATTAGTTACTTTTAACACGACATCTGCGCCGTCCCGTTGCGTCGTGGATGACGCCCCGACTAGTCTTAAACGCCGTCCCGTTTTGCCTTTTTTGACGCCCCGTAGATTATGACTCAAACTACCGTCACAACCCTCGGAGCAATCAATAGTGATCCAGTATCGATTTGTAATTCGGTCGAAGCGATACCCGATTCCGTCATGCTGCGACATTTCAATTTCTCCTAGCTCGACTAGCTTCTGGAGATTGCGTTGAACTTGTCTAACGGAGCACCCGGCTAATTTAGCCAGGCGAGTTTGTGAAGGATAACAACCCTCTTCTGGGTCATCTCCTAAGTGCCATGCCAGAGCGACCATGAGGGCTCTGGATGTTCCGGTGCTATCTGAGTGGTGCAGAACTGCTGATAACGCTTCTAGGGACATCCTGCGCCTTCCTAAGCTATAATTATGAAGCCCATCGTGGTTGGGTGACGCTTTCGCGTCGGGCTAGAAGTTTTCTGTGGCTTCTAGCCCTTTCCAATTTACTTGGCCTTTAGCGAATCTGCGAGAGATTTGATTGCTTCGAGAACATCATTATCAACTTGTGACTTCTGTGCCGTGCTGTAGATAACCCTTAGAGTTTCAAGATCGTTATTCGCTGCAGCTTCCGAAGCCTCCTCGATGTAGTTCCTAGAGTCTCGAGTTGCCTTGATCATCTCTTCACGGCTAGGACGGTTCTTAGAAGTCGATAAGCCTAGAGTTGCAAGTCCTCGACCGATGGCCGAAGTCGAACAGTTCTCCAGGAACGAAGAACGATTGATGTTGCTAGAACCTCGAGTCTCATGAGCCCAATCTACGGCTGCAGGTCTGGCGTCTTCTCGATCTGTAAACACCGAAGCCTGAACTACAACCTCGGTCTCATTGATAAGTTTGATTTCCGTGATGATACGGCCGTTAGGATACGTCTTCCAGAACTTCTGAATACGTTCTGCAACTGGCTCGTAATTGCTTAGGTCGAAACCCATGTTTTCCTCCTACTTGAATGTGATGAATGGCTTGCCGTTACGGGCTTGTAAAGCTATAACCTTTTCACCTTGAAACAGACCATACTTAGTCCCGTTCATGAATGCAAGCACCGCGGACTTGTGTGCCTTAAATTGTTTATCCCATTGGTCGAACTCGAGTTTCGCCTGCAGAAGATTTGACCACATAGATCCAAGTTCTAGTTCGCCTTCCTCGATACCCTCGGATAGTTCCCTAACAGTTTCATAGGTAGACTCACTTCCGTCGTAATCTGGGGCTGTCTTGGAGTCTAGGAAGCCGTAGAACGCCTGTAGACGGGTTTTCATGGTCTCGATAAGAGAATCATCCCGAACGACCTCAAACTCCTTCCAATCGCCTCCTGCGACCGCTACGACCATAGCGGAGTCCAGACCTAGAACCCAGAGGTAATGTTGAACTTGAAGGTTATAGTGCTCGGGTAGTTCATCCCAATACTGCCTGGTGAACTTGATCTCCAGAACGGAGAGCTTGCCGTTCTTCCACTCGATTATGCCGTCTACGTTTGCTACGGCTCGAGGGTCTTCTAGGCTTGCCCAAGTTCCGGTCTCGTGAACGGTTAGCCAATCTGAATTAGCTTCTTGAAATAGCTGCCTAATGACTGGCTCGAAGGCCGTGCCTAGTTTCATTGGCATAGAAGGCTCGATGTTTGAATCGATTAGCCCGGTCTTTTCACAGTAAAGTGTGTAGGCAGACTTCCACGGGTTTAGATCCATAACGGAAGCTATGTCAGAACCGCCGATACCCTTGCGGGCTTCGTGCCATTTTTTAGAGCCATGCTCAAACTTGCCTAAAAACTTTCCAGCTCTTAGGGCTTCGATTTTCTGTGTTATCTCCATGCCGCTATTTTAGTAAGCGGTTATGACATTACTTGTTAGGGACGTGTTTTATTGCTAGAGCTGATCCACCAACGGTTAGAAGAGCTGCAACGACATCGAGGATTGGAAGAGCTAGGTCTTCGCTTAGAAGTCCGAGGATTACTAGAAGGGGAACTACCGAAGCAATAACTCCGTAGATCCATTTGCGGGTTTCTGGTTTGTAATTAAACATTATTGCCTTTCGATTATGGGAGTCGTGACCAAGTCTGAGAACCAACTATGCCATCGACTTTGATTGCTTGAGACTTCTGGAACTTGCGAACGGCCTTTTCGGTTATAGATCCAAAGATACCATCCACCTTTAGACCTCCAAGAACTGTCTGTAAATAACGAACGTTATCTCCAGTAGATCCATTCCTTAGCCATTTACTAAGTCTAGGCTTACCTGTAGAGACCGACAGAACCGACGGAACCGACGGCTTACCGGAAGCTCGCTTGTTGCATTCGCTCACTATGTAGTCAAGCTTTGACATTAGGAATGCTCCTGGGCAAGCTGTGGGCTTGTATTGAGAGTGCCAAGCAATAAAGAACTCGGACTGCACTCTAGCTTTGTCATTTAGCGCAAAACCTTTTCCAGCTCTCGGGGACTGACTCGCGTGGTAAACGATTACATCGATAAGAGCATTTACAGCTGAATCTGATACAGGCCATTCTCCACCGACGGAAGAGTTATCGATCTCGAAGGTTACAGCGTTAGGGTCTGGCTCTCCGGCGGTTGAATAAGGTCTGCGATCTGGATGGACTATTCCAGTTACCGCTCCAGAATTGGCGATGTGGTATGTCGGATGTGAGTTACGGGCATTGGTGTTAGCAACATAGGCAAGGCCATTAGTTCCGGCTACGTGGTGAATAACTACGCCGTTTATCTTTCGACCAGCTCGAGTTCCACCGAAACCATTATCAATTACTGCGGATACCTTCGGATACCAGTCGCTCATTATTTTCCTATCGAGTTTATTAGCAAGCCAATCAAAGCTACAACCGAAGCCGTTAGCCCGGTGTAAGCAATCTTCTCTACCCAGGCAAGCCTAGCCAGGCTTAGCTCAACTTCTCGAATGCGATCTGGCACGTCATCCAGGTGATCTAGCTTCTCGAGAACCTTGATAAGAATGTCCCCGTGCTCGAGTTGCTTCTTGTAGATGTCTCCTTGAGTAATGCGAACCGAGCTTGTTTTCTCCTCGGCCATTTTACAACGAAGCTATTTCGTCTTCTGTTAGACCTAGTGCAGCTAACTTAGCAAGTGCAGACTCTCGAGATTTGACTTTATCTTCTTCTGCTTTGTTCTGTTCTTTAGCTTGCTTAGCAGCTACCTTGATAAATTCTAATTCTTCTTCTGATAAGGGTGCTATTGATTCCTCGCCAGTTAAAGCGTTTACAGTTAGTCCAGTTTTTTCAGTCAATTAGTTTTTCCTGTATCCATAGATTGAAATTTCCCCGGTGATTGTTCCAGCCGTTGTGTTGAATCTAAATCCTTCGTAACTTGTGCTGTTAGCTAATCTAGCCTTTTGCATCGTGCTGTCATTTCCACCAAAACCGCTTGCAGCGTTCATTTGGTTTATGAAACAAGCAGTTTGTTGAGTTTTGAAGGGGCTAAATAATTCAATAGAAATATTTTGAATTTGTCCAGCTCCGACAGAAATTGCTGGAGAAGATGCGCCAGTATTTGTGGCAGTTCCCGTGAATGAAGTAAGTCCAGCGGCATACATTCGCAAACTTTGGAATCCCCAGTTAGAAGCTGCGGGAGTTCCCCCGTTTGCCAACGTAAAAACAGAATCCGAGTTTGAAGTGTTTTGGGTATGAGTCATCTGAATTAAGTAGTTGTCATAAGTAGATGAAAAAACGTTGTTTATGGTGATAGAAGTTTGGCCAGTATAGGTTGAAGTATGAACCAAGCTAATACCAGTTGGAGTCGTAAGTGCTACCCAAGCGGAACCGTTGTAATACTGATGAGCGTTTACATCTTCTAGCCAGGTAATCATTCCTTCAAGTGGAACGGTAAGAGCTGCGGATCTAGCTGCAGCGTTAGAGAAAACCATAACGGACTGGCGCATTAGGTTGTCATTGATCTCGGACGCTTGAAGAACGCTTCCGTTTGTAAATACTTTGTAAGCCACTAGGCTTCCTTCCATAGTTCGAGGGTTGTGAACCAATTATCTACATCTATGCGATGAGAGACCTTGATTATAGTGTAGTATCCCACGATGTCGAGCTGACTATTAGTATAGCTGACACCTACCGTCATTCCCGGTGTAAACACCGCTGCGTCTGTAAGGCTTCCTAGCCTGTCTTTAGCCGGAGTAACTACTTGGTTTACTTGATTGGCTGATCTGTGGTTGAATACGCGATCTGCCCAGTTGTTTAGTTGAGCTTCGGTTGTAGTGTTTATTGCTAAGTCAATAGCTGATTCTCCGTATAGATCGATAGAGTCTTGATCCTTGCGCACTACGAATGTAAGCGGATCAGAAGTTAGCTCTACCGTCAAAGAGTTATACACGGCGTCCGAGTCCGAGAAGACATTTATTTCGCTCATGCATAAGTGATAGTCATCTTCGTGGTTGTTTCCAATTATGTAAGTTTCCGGTGTTGGAGTGTTGGTAAACGTTCGATGAATAACTACCAACTCTTCGGTATCTTGATCTAGCCAAACTAAACCGTTGCCAACTGTAAGAGCGTCATTGACTATGGAACTAACTAAAACGTTGGTTTCATTCACAGTTGGAATCTGACCTCCCACGTGATAAGACGCTGGCGATAATCCAAGACCACTATAAATACCAATTAGCTCCCACGTTTCATCTACGTGAATGTGAGTTCCAAAAGAAGTAGTGTCCCAAACCGCAAAGCGAGAATTAACTAGCAACTTGTAAGCGTCAAAGGCCGTTATCTCGATAACATTTGGACCCTGTGGATAGTAAGTGACGTCAATTGTATCGATGAATCCTTGAAACAGAACCCGGTCAATCTGATCGCTCTCTAAACGAATCCGAATCTTTGTATTAGCTCGAATGTTCTTGTTGTTTGTTGGATCCAGTTCATAACTTTGAAGAGTCACTTTTGCCGTTGCTGGTTCTGGTTGGAAGTTAATTGAATCTTGAAGAGATCCACCAATCGAGATGTTTGCCCTAGCCGTTGAACAAGTGACTTCCTGCCATTTAAGACCAGAGCTAGGAGCAAGAACATCGGGTGTTGAAGGATAAGCAACAGTTGTAGTTGCTGTTGATGTTGAGGCGTTTGCTGTGCCAGTCCATGCGTAATCTGTGCTTTCAGTATCGGTTGTGTTGCCATCGAAGAAGTCACCTGTAAACGTTGAACTTAATTCAATAATTGCCGAATCGATAAAAAAGGGAGCGTATGAATCCCCCCTAATGTTTATGGTTGTAGTGGAAAAAACGCTACAAAGAACATTTGAAACTGTAATCTTTTGCCAAGTTGTTCCAACTGTGGCTGACGTTTCGGAAGTTCCACCGCCGCAATCTAGTCTGACTCGAATTGTTTGACTTGAAGACTCACATCTAACCCAAACAGCGGCACTATAAGTCTGACCAATAGTTAAATTATTGTTGGAATAGTAGGCGGAGTTGTCTCCATCGTAATTATCCACGCGAGCGCACCAGGAACCAGTTTGCGGTGTTGTGGTTACTCTAGTTAAAGTGTCGTAGTCACTTGTCCAGCTAGTTAGGTTAGTTTCAAAATTAGGGTTAGTAACTCGGTTTGTGCGGACTGTAGTTGAAGGAGGAGGCCAATCGGATGGTGAACCTATTAGCGAAACCCCTAGAGTGAACTCCCCAAATCCTCCAAGAACGTCTGTGCCATCCAGGACGCTAATTCCAAGAATGAATGAATTACCCTCGTCGTCGGGAACTAAAAACTCGACCTTTAGGTTTTCATCAATTTGAAAGTTAGGGATCATCGTGCTCTAATAAGGTTTGTTCCGGTAGCGCGATTAGCTCTGTTGATTGCGTCTGCTATCTCTTGAGCGGTTGCGTCTGTTCTAACGCTAATGTTGTTGTTTATAGTCGGCTGGAATGCGTCTCCAAAGAGTCTGCCTCCCTGTTGGAATCCAGAACCGGCGTAGATTCTGGACTGTTGAGCAAGTGCCTCACCCTGCATAAATCCACCTGCAGCGGCTCCTGCTCCTGCAACTCCTAAAGTTCCAACAGTTCCAGCTCCGACGGCTGTGCTTACCCCAGCGATTGCAGCCAGTCCTGCTGCTGCTTTAAATGTGTTTACTGCTGCGGTTGCAACGTTCCATGCGGTAGTTACTGTTCCGATTGCTATAACCATTGGAACTAGCCAGTCTGAATTGTCATCTACCCAGCGAACTAACTCGACTCCTTGCTCGATAATTGCAACTAAGCCATCCACAATCTCCTGGAGTTTAGCTTCGCCTTCTGGAGTAGCTAACCAAGTAGAGAAGTCTTGAAGAATTGGAAGCAAGGCCATACCGACTTGTTCTTGAATCTCACCGAATACAATGTTCAATCTTGCGTATGGATCTAAGTCTGCAGCCGCTTCTGCAGCGCCTTTGAATGTTCGCTCCAGCTCGCTCATTGGATCTTCGACGCCGTTTAGAGATGGAACCAATTTGTTTAGAGCTGTGTCTGAACCCTCAAGGGATTTGGCCATAGCTTGCGTTACTGTGTCTAGGTCTTTACCAGTTGCAGCGGAAGTATCTAGGGCTATTTGAAGAAGTCTGTTTGATTCGGTAACGGAGTTAGTCGAGATGAAGAGCTTCTGGAATGCAGGACGTAGTATATCATCCGCTACAGCAGACTGGAGTTGCATTTTCTTTATGGAATCTTCTGCCTGTTTGACAGTTGCTTCCGTTGCCTTGCCTGTGTTCATCATGGCGATAGATAAAAGTTCTTGAGACTTCACGTCCTCGATGGCAGCCTTTGAGGCTTGCTCAAGTTCATTCTTTAGGAAGTTGAGAGAGAATCCAATTCCAATAGCTCCGAGAGCTTTGTTGAATCCTGCCGAGATACCAGCCGCGGTATTATTCAGTCCCTGGAGACTTCCTTCCGCGCCTTTAGTTGCTGCGGTAAGTTTTTTGAACTCTCCTAGAATCTCTACGTTTAGAGCTAAAGTTCCGGCCATGTTAATCCCTTTGTAAAGTCTTCATGAATGCTAGATACTCATTCAACTTGAGAGCTTTGTATTCCGACGGACTCACGTTGAAGACCCGGCAGAACTCCGCCATTCGTTTAGCGGATAGCTCCTTTATTCTTTTTTTTCTTCGTCACCCTTGATCATCTCAAGTGCTTGTTTCAAGCTAATCTTCTTGGCGTCTTCCATCTTGTAATTTGGGTTGTCCCTTTTGAGAACTACCCAAACGAAAGCGGATAGGGCTTTGCCTTTAGGCTTGCCGTCTTGGAACGCCTGGTCGATACTCGAGTTAGTCAAGTTCTCGATTACTTCTACTTCTTCTAGAGTTAGGCTCTCGAAGTCAAACTTATTCATCTGTGTCTCCTATGGTTTGCGGTTTGAATACTTTTGGAACAGCTTTTCTATGCTATCAAAGAACAATCCGTAAACTTGTGATCTTGTTCTTGTCAAAGCGTTTGTAAAGAATGGTCTAGGTCTAATGTTCTTAGGCTGAAGGTTCTTCTTGTCATAATTCCAACCGAAGTGAATCGGGTTAGCGTAGGGAACTCTTGTGTTGTTTCCTGCACTAACTACAACTTTCCTAGCTATTTTCTTAGCCTTGATAGTTGCCCGGAGTGCTCCAGTCCTGACCGGAACTAAGGATCGCGCTTGGTTAGCTACAATCTCTCCAGCTTCTTGAGACGCCTCGCCTATTTCAGCGGAGGGAACCCCAATAGCTCGAAGAGCTCGTATGGCCTCATTGAGACCAGCGACCTTAATTCCATCGGCCATGATTAAGCTGTGGTGTCTACTGTAACTCCGTAAAGAATGTCTGAAGCAGGAGTGTGTGGAGTGTTTACAACGGTCAAGGTTACGCTAAACGTAGAAGTCTCGTTGCTAGTCAAAGATAGCTGAGGCACTTGATCGAATCTTACGACTCCGGTGTAGTGAGGCTGGCTAACAGACGCGGTTGCGTTACCGTTTGGAGCAATGGTAAAGTTTGCGGTTGAACCGAAGTTATCCCATAGAACACGGTAGAGGCTAGATGGATCTCCAGAAGCGATTCCGTCAAGCTGTAGAGACCATTGTCCACCAACTCTAACTTCGCAGAATGTTTGAACATCTCCAGGAGCGTCTCCTAGAGTTAGTTCGACCATGTTTGCGTCGCAAGCGTATTCGGTAGCACCAAACTTGAATAGAATGTTTTGAGCTTTGATTCTTGTAGAAGCAGGCATTTAGCTGACTTCCTTTCTAAATTGTTAAGTCGAGTTGGACGAACATATTTGTTGCCAGATACTCGGCATTGTTTGTTTGTAGATTATAAGGTTGGTTTACCGAAGTTATCCGAACGTATTTCAAAGGTTCGATAGCGTTCAGAACATCCTCGATGAGCTGATCTAGATTGGCTGTGGCTGTCTTGTTAGTCGCGGTAGTAGCTACCATAACTAATTCAAGTCCTAGACTCCATTCACCAAACTGTGCTGTCTGCAAGTAAGGCTGCGCGGAGTTTATGATCACGATTGGAGGGGTGATTCGTTCCGGGATGTATTCCAAAACTTTCAACCCTGCGTCCACTAATTCAAGTTTGAACTCGACTTTAGTGGCGTTGATCTCGCTCATACTGCATAGCCTACGTATCTTTGAAGCAACGGGTAAACCGCGTTCATAGGATCTTTGGCAACTCGGATGGGAGCACCATCGAAACTTGCGAATTGAGCAACTCCGTTAGGAGCGGAGCGACGGTGGAACAGTTCCGAGCTTGTTATTAGGACGGCTTGATCGTGCAATCTGACCGGAACGGTCGTTACTGCACCAACATACTTAGTCACTAAAGCTAGTCCGGCTTCAAGGCATTCCCGAGGGAATCCTATTTCATCGGTTCCAACATAAGCCTGGAACTGTTCCAACGTCACAGCCATTTATAGACCTATTACGCGGTTACGTCTAGAACTACGATTGCACCTGGACGCTGTGCAGCAACAGCCATGTAGCCGTATACCGAAACATCGTCTGTAAGTGTGGTGATGTCGTTTGCGCTCAACCTAATAGGTGATCCAGCGGACTCCCATGAAGTTAGTGCAGCGGAGTTAGCCAAGAAGCAACTGGTTGCAGCTAGCTGTGTGTCTACCACGATTGGCAAGCCGAATAGAGTTGCGCTTAGACCTGGGATGTTAGCAGATCCGATGGTGTTAGATCCATCGTTGTTTGCTGACATGTTTAGTCTGCCATCGGTTGCAGCAACAGAAGTCAAGTTGACGTAAGCGGTTACACCAGCAGCAATGAACTGTGGACGTAGGCCAGTCGCGTTGAAGATGTAAGCTGATCCCTCGGCGATACCCTTTGCAACAGTCGAAGCGTTAGTGTGAGCCTGGAAGACCTTACCTGTGTAGTCAAGTCCCTGAATTAGGTCGATTACTACCTTGTTGGTTGCGTTCGCGTAAGCGATTGTTAGACCCTGGAATACCTGGTCTAGTGTGTTGATGGTTGCGCGCTCTACGTATTGACGTGAGAAGGATGTGTATCCACCGTAAGTCTTTACATCTGCAGACATAACCTCGAAGCTCAAGTTACCGAAAGCAAGCTCTTCGTTTTCTGGTGACTGCTGCTCGACGTCTAGAGTGTTTGCGTCAATCTGGATGTATTCAACTGCTAGTCCGCTTGCTGGTAATGCTCCGCGGTTGAATGCGGACAAGGTAGGACGGTTGTTGTTGATTAGAGTGTCTAGGTATCCTACGAATGGAGGAATAACTGCTGCGTCTGCAGAAGTTGAAGCTGCGCGGGCCAGTGCCTTAGCGTCTTCGTCTCCGGTTAGTAGAGCCTTAGCAAACTCGCCTTGTGAGCGAAATTTGTGTGTTGCTGGTGCTGCGATTTCGACGGCCTTGCCTGCTTCGATAACTCGGCGCAATTCTGCAACCTCGTCCTGAACGGTGCGAACGTCAAGTTCAATGTTTTCCATTGTTTCACTTTCTGTTTCATTAGGAGTCTCTGCAACCTCTTCGACCTCATCGGTCTCGGACTCGCTACGGACTTCGGTTATTTTTGCGCCTTCAAAGGCTGGGAAGGGAACTACTGAAACCTCTTTGAGATCCACTAGCTCTCTAACTATCGTTTGACCTTCCTTCCGGTCTTTGACCGGGAAGAATCCAACCGAGAATCGATTTAGGACGTCGTCCTGTAGTAATGTGTAAACTTCGTTTCCGCGTGGAGTATCGCTAATCTTGGCAACGATCTCATAGCCTTCTGGGGTGTCGCGGCCTTCGGTGACTTTACCGATTGGCTCTTCGTGACCATAGAACAACTTGACGTCATCCACGCTCTCGATAGCTCCAGCTTCAAAGCGCTCTTTTAGGTTTCCGGTTAGTTCAATTTCCTGACCGTATGGAACTGCGAGACCAACGATAGTTCTTTCCTCGGCGTCCACTAAACGAGCCTGAAACTCGCGTGTAATCATTTCAGACATCTAGTCCTTCTTTCGTTCTGACCTCTTCGGCGGTTAGGATACCGGCTGCGATTGCGGTCTGGTAGTAGTTGTAACGTGCTGCCACATCTGCCTTGAATAGGTGCTCGAAGTCAAACTCGACTCGGTTGCCTCTAGGTAGACAGTTGCTAAGTGCGTCTGTGATTGCGTCTGTGTAAGCCATAAGAGTATGACGGTAGAAGACTTGGTTCTCATCTTGCAAGTTTGAGTAAGTGTCTGATGATCCAGGAATCGAAGTTAGAAGCAATCTTGCAGGGATACCAAAGAGCCTGGCAATTGCCTGTGTCTGTTGATCCTGAACTTCGGTGAATAGTGCGTCTCGAGGAGAGAGTGCAATCTGCTGGTAATCGAAACCATTAGCTAGAACTGCAACTTGACGGTTCTGCTGTTTGTTGTGCCAGTTGTTAGTTACTTCATCGGCCTCGGCCTTATTTAGCATTTGGTTAGTCTTTAGAACTCCAGTTGGAACTCCAGCGGAAGTAAACCAGTTTAGAGCGTAGTCTCTTAGATCGATGGCTGCAGCTATGTCCTTGAAGCATGAAGCGATTGGGGAGATACCAACTAGCTGACCCGCCTGGCTAAAGATTCTTAAATGCTCGATCTCTCGTTTCGTGTATCGAGTTCCCATGTAGTCGTAAACCACAGTGGAGTAGTCTACTGCGCCGTTATTCATTTGAGGCCATGAAGGGCTAACCGCTGCAGCCGGGAGAATGGTTAGGTTGTTTACTTGGCCGTTAGATCCATACTGTTTGAACCAATAAGCGTTACCTTGAAGAGCTAGATCCAAAACGGTCTGGAACAAGAAGTCTTTACGGTTCTGTTCCAAAGAAGGATTGTTTACTAGAACTGGATTTTCAACCTTGAGCTCGACCCCGGTAGCGAATCGATAAGTGTTGATGGTCATCTTGCTAATCGGAGTTCCGATGATTTGGATAGCGCGATAGACCGCGGTAAGACTTAGTGCCGTGCTAGGTGTAACCACGCTCGGGTGTCTTGTTGGGATTGTTGGCTGGGCTGCGCGAACCTCTGGGTTGCGACCTAAGAGCCTGTCAAAGATAGATGCCATTTGGAGTCAAGGATACCACATACCACTGACTAGAACACTCCTATTGTTGCGTGTGGTGCGCGTGATGAAACATACAACGCGAATACAGTTGCCATTACCGCGTCAATATCTCCGAGTGATTCTTTACGACTTATGAACCAACTTTCGCCGGAGTATTTAGCGACCCCGTTAGGCATTTGAGCAACCAGGAGGGGATCGCTGTTGTGCCTAACGGAGCCAGTGCTAAACATAGCAAAGACAGTCGAGCACGCCGAAGAGACTTCTTTAGCCCAGAGTGTCCAGACCGGAATGCCAGAGTTTTTTAGTCTCTTAGCTAATCCAGGTAGCTGGCGATCATCCAACGCTATCGCTCGCGGGCTGTGCTTGCTATAAAGCGATGTTAGCTCATTGAAGAGTTGTTGCTCCGTAGGCGATACCAAAGACATTACCAATTCGGTCTCGTGAATGTCCTCGATGTTGTTTGCGTAAGCTATTGTGCCATGTCCCCAATTTGTAGTGATGTCTACGGCGAAGACTCCACCAGTTAGGTTAGTTACTCCTCGACCAGTTGCAGCTCTAAACAAGTCTCCTGGTAGCCATGAGTTAGTAGATCCAGCTATGAACTGATTTAGTCGATAGCGTCTAGCTTCGTGTTCTGGGATTGTCTTTAAATCCGAGATAACTTGTTCCATCCCAATTCGACCTGCCGCAACCGAAGGATTAGCTTGCATGATTGCTTTCGGGTCATCGACAGCGGCATTCTCTGGTGCTTCCCATAGGAAGAATCCAAAGCGTTCTAAATCCGTTGCTCCGTTAGCCGCTGCCTTGCCTGACTTGTAAAGGTCAATTAGAGTCTTCGAGTTTTGATCACCAGCTGTCGTAATTCCAACAACAATTCCATCTTTACGCTGGGACGTTCCAAGAACCGCAGCTGACCACATTCCTTCTTTTGCAAGGTGTAGCTCATCGAACAAACAAAAGCTAATTGGGATGCCTTGGAGTGCCGCTTCTTTAGCTGCCTTGACATCGTAGCGTCCGCCTCCATCCGAAGTTACAATTCCTCGGGTCTCCGTTGCTCGCTTGAATCGTTTCTT